ATAGAGACTAGAAAAGATTCTAGCTACATCATTTCAACCGGCTGTTGTGAAAATTGCGCAACGTATTTCGCTGAACCTCACAGAAAACAGTGGCAAGAAGGATGGAGACCCTCTAAGGATGAATTAGAGTCCTACAAGAGCAGATTATCTCACAAGCAAATACGTAGCAGATAGGAATGGGTCAAAAATGCTTTCATTTGATGAGATTAACAGGCTTGGTCAGATTATCGATACGACTTTCGGAAAGAGCAGCTCTTACACCGGTCAGTCTTCTGTCAAGGCTTCTCTGGCAGGGAACGTGCTCACAGTCAACATGATCTGTGTCATAACTCTCGCTTCTGATGTCCCGCAGAGAGATCAGATTACAACTCACAGAGAAGCTGCACAGATGGTTGTGAATCAATACATGAAGAAAGTCCGCGAAGAGTTCAAGGAACTTGCGGGTAGGGCGCTTAAGGTAAAAGAGTCCACCGTAGGCGACAGTGTAGAGATTGTTTCTTCTTCTCCTTACGTGCTCAAGCGCTCTGCCTACTACAGGTTTAATGCCACGTTTAGAGTGGATTAATGAGCGTTGTCAACAAGCAGCGACAGGTTAATGAAGTAATCAGGTGCGGCAAAGACCCTAGTTACTTCTTTAACACGTATGTCAAGATACAGCACCCCATCAAGGGTCTTATCCCGTTTGACACGTACCAGTTTCAGGATGAATGCGTACAGAAGTTCATCGACAACAGGTTCTCGATTGTAGTTAAGTCAAGACAGCTAGGACTTTCTACTCTCGTCGCTGCGTATGCTGTCTGGCTCGCAATATTCCAGAAAGACAAGAACATTCTCATCATCGCAACAAAGCTTTCAGTTGCTCAGAACTTCATGAAGAAAGTGAAGACGATGGTAAGGGCACTGCCTCCCTGGCTCTTGCTTCCCAGGATCACAACTGATAACAAGCAGCTGCTCGAATTCAGCCACGGATCGTCCATCAAAGCAGTTCCTACCTCAGACGATGCAGGTCGTTCTGAGGCTCTTTCGCTTCTGATTATTGATGAGGCAGCGTTCGTTAGAAACTTTGATGAACTTTGGACAGGTCTGTATCCTACGATTTCGACAGGTGGTCGTGCTATTCTTCTCTCGACGCCTAACGGAGTCGGAGGACAGTACTATCGTCTCTACACTGATGCAGAGGCTGGTCTCAACGAGTTCTGCGCAATTAAACTTCCATGGACAGTACACCCAGAGAGAGATCAAGCCTGGTTCGAGAGAGAGTCAAAACCATTCTCGCCAAAGCAGATTGCACAGGAGTTTCTCTGCGACTTTGCATCGTCAGGAGATACATTCCTGTCCGATGATGACCTTAAGTGGATGTGGTCATCCATAAAGAATCCTATCGAGAGAATGGGACACGACAAGAACGTATGGGTCTGGAAATACCCGCTTAGCAATCACAGATACGTCATATCTGCAGATATCTCTAGGGGTGACTCAAAAGATTATTCGACATTTCATGTCATCGACACGAATTCGTCAGAGATCGTCGCCGAATACAAGGGGAAAGTTCCACCAGACAGATTTGCAGAGCTTCTCGATCAATTTGGCAAGATGTACAACACAGCTGTGCTATGTCCTGAGAACAACTCGTACGGATATGCAACAATAATAAAGCTTAAAGAGCTGAAGTATCCAAAGATATACAGCAGCAAGAGAACGACAGCATGGATGGGTGACTTCACTCCATCGAATGATACAGAGGCTGCTGGATTCACAACGTCTGGAAAGACTAGAACCCTGATCCTGACCAAGCTAGAAGAAGTCTTAAGAAACAGACAGTTAGTGGTTCACTCTTCTAGGCTCTATGACGAGCTTAAGACGTTTGTGTGGGTCGAGAACAGAGCGCAGGCAATGAAGGGTTACAACGACGATCTTGTCATGTCTCTTGCTATTGGGTGCTGGTTATTCGATGCATCTGCTGAGTACAGTCAAGACTCTCGAGCACTGAATAATGCAATGCTTCAAGCCATGAGCACGTCTCGGAAGCCTTTTAATGGATCATCTACAGATGTCATGACTAATGCTCACCATAAGAGTATAATGACCAACAGAGACAGAGTGACAAGAGGAGATCCCGTATCTTCGGGAGGTATGCTTCCACCTGAGTTTCTCTGGGTTCTCAAATAGCGGAGGAAAAAGTGGCAAAGGATAAGAGTCTCTTCAGCAGACTGAGCCAGCTGTTTAGGTCTGGCCCAGTCATCAAGCGAAGAGTGAGGAAGATAGACGGATCAACTGAGACAGCTGATTCAGCTTTTCAGAATTTCAAGAAGACGCAGAGCTACGTCTACAGCACTGCAATGTCTGCGTATGGAACGTACGACAGGATGGCAAGGTACAGCGATTTTCAGGAGATGGAGTACACACCTGAGATCTCTTCAGCCCTTGACATCTACGCAGAAGAGACAGCGCCCTACGATGAGAAGGGAAGAGTTCTGCACATCTTCTCAGAGAATCCTAGTATCCAGAGGATACTGGAGGATCTTTTCTTCGACACCCTGAACGTTGACTTCAACCTTACTTCTTGGGTCAGAAACCTGGTGAAGTATGGAGACTTCTTTCTGTTCAACGATGTTGATCCAAAGTACGGTGTCATCAATGCATATCCGATGCCAGTCAACGAGGTTGAGCGTGAGGAAGGATTTGATCCAAAAGACCCTCTTGCAGTGAGGTTCAGGTGGGTCTCCCAGGGAAACCAGGTTCTTGAGAACTGGCAGGTCTCTCACTTCAGATTGCTAGGAAATGACGCGTTCCTCCCTTACGGATCTTCTGTCCTAGAGTCAGCAAGAAGAATATGGCGACAGCTCATCCTCATCGAGGATGCAATGCTAGTCTACAGGATAGTGAGATCACCCGATAGAAGAGTTTTCTACGTTGACGTCGGAAACGTACCACCGGAAGACATTCCAACCTACATGGAGCAGGTACAGACTCAGCTGAAGAAGAGTCAGGTCATCGACAAGTCGACAGGCAGGGTTGACCTTAGATACAATCCCATGAGCGTTGACGAGGACTACTTCATCCCAGTCAGAGGATCTGAGACTGGTACAAAGATCGACACTCTGGCTGGAGGCACGAACGCCGCAGCTGTAGAGGACGTTCAGTACATACAGAAGAAGCTATTCGCTGCACTCAAGATTCCAAAAGCCTACCTCGGATATGATGAGGGACTGGGTGCGAAAGCAACCCTGTCACAGGAAGACATAAGGTTCTCTAGGACGATAAACAGAATCCAGAGAACCGTGATTTCTGAGCTCAACAAGATTGCTATCATACATCTCTACTCTCACGGTTTCGAGGGTGAGGATATGCTTGATTTTGAGCTCACTCTCACGAATCCGTCCACGATAGCACAGCAGCAGAAGCTTGAGATCTTCAGAACTAAGTTCGACATCTCTAGCAGTGCCCTCAATATTCCCGGTCTAATTGATAGAAACTGGGCAAGAAAGAATATCTTGATGATGACAGACGATGAGATCGCTGCAATTGAGAGAGGCAAGCTATTCGATAAGGAGACAGATCTCAGAGTTGAAGCAGTCAAGCTCACTGAAGAGACTGAGAAGAATATCGCCGATGAAGTTGGAATAGACTTCACAATGCCAGAAGGAGGAGAAACTTCTCTACCGTCTGGCGGAGGCGGCGGCGACGGAGGAGGCGGAATAGGTCTCCCGCCGCTTCCCGGAGGAGGATCTGAAGAGCCTGGTGGAGCTCCTGAACCCGAAGCAGAGACTCTTACAGCGGGAGACAAGAGGGCAGGATCACTGATATCTGAGCCGCTTAGGATGTCGATGAAGGACGAGAGCGCGCCAATTCGTGCGCAGTCTGCTGTCGACAGGTTCAGGCACCTAGAAGTTGGCATGAGAAAGGGTGAGACCAGGGATGCCTACAATAGAAGAAGACGCAAGAATCCAGATCTGCAGGGAAACCCGACTGATCATGCAGGTCTCGTATCTCACAATCCTAAGAAGAGAACAGATTCAATATCCCATCCTTTTGGTGATCCAAAAGACCTCGTCAATCCAATGAAGGGAAAGATCGAAGAGTCTGACCTTGTTAACGACTTCTTGGATGAGGGCATTAACAGGCAGGAAAAGATGACATCTCACATAAAGTCTATCCTCAAGAACCTTGAGACCAAGATACCTAGACAAAGGAACCTTATCTCTGAGTCTAATACTCCTGAGGACTACGATGAATAAACACAACAAGAAGAGAAATGTCGGAATCGTCTACGAGCAGCTGCTAAGATTCATATCTGAGCGTCTCGTCAAGGATGACAAGCGTAGTGCGCAGGCTGCTCTCAATATCATAGAGAGAAGGTTCAACAAGCAGACAGAAATATACAAAGAGTTCAGGCTGTTCAAAGCGCTAGCGCAGACAACAGTGTCTGATACTCCTGTAGCTGCTGCTATACTGACCGAAGCTAAGTCAGCCGCAAGGCGACTTGACAACAGGCAGCTTGATATTGAAAAGTCTCAGTTGATAAAAGAGATCAACTACACACTAGGGATTGATTTCTACGACAGAAAGATTCCGGAGTACAAAGACTTCGCAACCATTCAGACTCTTCTGAATGACTGGCAGATGGGAGACAGAGCTGATCTCTCGCGTGTCGTTCAGTTTGAATCTAAGATAATTGAGAAGCTTCTGGATAAAAAGGTTGTTCTTCCTCCCTTGGAAGAGCAGAAAGATCCTGGAGCTGACAGGCTTGTTGTTAAGATTATGACTGAGAAGATGAACCAGAAATGGAGTGACAGGCTTAACAACGAGCAGAGAGAGATATTGAAGACCTACGCATTCCACACAGACGCAGGTTCGCAGGAAAAACTCAGGGAGAGCCTTCGCAGAGTCAAAGACGGAGCGATTCGTGCTCTCGCAGAGTTCAAGAGAACAAATAGCAATCCTATCCTGATGGAGAAGATAGACGCTGTTACTGAGTCGGTTCGTGATATTGACCTCGCAGAGGTAAATGATGACACGATAGCGAAGCTCTTGACTATCTCACAGATGAAATCTGAAATTATGTCAGGAGTGAAAGATGAGTGATTCAATGAAGTTGCTAACAGAGTGGACAGCTCTTTCCTATGACCTTCGTGAGATCAAGGAAGCAATGGACAGGAATGGCGGAAAAGTCATGCTCAAAGGAATTTTGCAGCGTGCAAATACCGTCAATCAGAACGGCAGGATATATCCGAAATCTGTGCTCGAGAGAGAGGTGATGAACTATCAGAAGTTCATCAGGGAGAACCGCGCGCTAGGTGAGTGCGACCATCCAGAAAGCTCTGTCATCGAACTCAAGAACGCTTCTCACATAGTAAGGGAAGCTCACATGCAAGGTGATGACGTCTTCGGAAGCGTAGAGCTTCTGGATACGCCAAGCGGACAGATCCTCAAGAGCCTGGTGATGTCAGGCGTAACTCTTGGCATCTCTTCGAGAGGCGTTGGATCAACGAAGAGTCAGGGCGGAAACCAGATAGTCCAGGAAGATTTTCAGCTCATCTGCTTTGACATGGTGAGCGAGCCTTCGACCCCTGGTGCCTTCATGATGAAAGAGGGCAAGATGGTGAGAGCGAAAGATCTTGACGCTACGTTCACAAAATCAGATAAGATTAATAGGGTTTTCAACGATATCTCTTCGTGGAGAAAAAGGTGACACCCAAGCTATCTAGAAATGAGTTGAAGTCAATCATAAAAGAGTGCCTCGTTGAGATACTCCAGGAAGGACTCAACGAGAGCGTCTCTCAACAGAACAGGCAATCTCTTCGTGAGTCTGCTCCTGCTCAGACAGAGAGACAGAGACCAGCACAGCGCCAGAGCATACAGGATAAGATAAGCTTCTTGCCCAAGCATTCGACTGCAAAGGAAGAAGTCCATGAATCTGTGAACAGAAGCAATATCAAGACAATAACAGATGATCCTATCATGAGAGAGATATTGAGCGACACAGCATCAACCACTCTTCTCGAGCAGTCCCGTGCTGAGTCCAGCAAGTTCGTTCCTGGTAGCGATCGTGCATCGCAAGTTGTAGCAAATAGTGATCCTATGGATCTTTTCTCTGGATCCTCCGACAAGTGGGCTGCGCTCGCTTTCTCGGGACCTGTTAGGCAGTAATTTTTCTGCCTGCAACATATGTAACAAAGATAAGGAGTTTAAAAATGGCAAAGGTACTTACACCACAGCTTCTTCGCAGGATCGTTCTCGAGGAGAAGGCTAAGATTGAGAAAGAGACCAAGCTCGCTAAGATGGGCAAGGTCAAGCCCGTCGCAGAGGCTGACAAGCCCCGCGTCCTCAAGGGCCCCGAGGATTACGCAGACACTGTTCCTCACGCAAAGAAGCACCTCGATGAGATCGCAGCACTCAACGAGGTTGAGAGCGAGCTCGTTAAGAAGCTCTCCCGTGTTCGTGAGCACAGGAATCTCGCCAAGAAGAAGTTCATCAACTCACTCTAAGGAGTAAACAATGTCAAGGACAGCAACAGTATCTCCCTTTGGTCCAGTGTCACCTACGCCCTCTCTTGGCCGTAGGGGAGATAACAACATTCGCGCGTGTTTCCCTGCATCTCCGCTGCAGAGAGAGTACAACACGACAACAGTTGAGAATGTTGGAAACGCTGCCCTGCTAGGAAACGGAGGGCCAGGTGATTCCGTTCCTAACATTGGTGTTTCAAACGGTGTGGTCAACGATGGGGGTTACTTCTATGGAACCTTCAATCTCAATTACAATGGATCACCCAACCTAGATGATGTCGTGACAGGAGGAGAGGGGCTTCCTGCATCTCCTTATGTCCCGAACCCAACGTCTCCTGGACCAGGCAGCGTCAATCCGTACGACGTCGCCCCTTACGCTGGCCCACTGCCCAGGGCTCACACCCTCTATGGCGTCGGCCTAGGAGGAACAGTTTCGCCCAGCAACACTACTGAGGGCGTGTCTGGCAACAAGATTGGACAGTTCATATCTGGCAGGTCATACAACGGATCAGACGGAAGAAGCTGATGCATGGTGACAGGTTCAATGTCCCGTACAAGTACGATTCGAATAAGGGTGCAGGATATGGTAAAACAGACCTGCAGATGGATAAGCCACGGGCTTCGTTGAGCACGTACCCTTACAAGGACGCACTAAAGACAGAAGATCCTGATGATGATGAATTTGAGATCGAGGACCCAGAAGTTCTCGATAAATTTGTTGCAAAAGTGAATAACGCTTTTGTGTCAACTGACCCCAAGATGTGGAGATCTGACAAGGCAGGATTTGTTCACAATCAGAGGCTTGCGCTGCCAGAGAACGCAATGCCTCAGCAGAGGACAAATTCAATATCCCCCTACCCGTTTAGGTCCCTGTACAAGCACTTTAATGGTCCTCCTCTGGGCGGTGATATGAACCAGAGGAACACGACGCACGACTATTTTCAGACAGGAACTCTCAAGGGATTTGCGTCAAGTCCTCCCGAGGTTGATTTCGACATAAACGATCCAGTCTATGAGCTGGATGATATGCCGACAAAAGACCAGAGAGCGATAATGCGTCAAACTACTAGAATTTCGAAGATGATGTCGAGACAAAAACAGCAGTGAGATTATAGTTACTGCAAGAGGCTAAAATGTCGAAAACACTTTACGAGGAAGCAATTGCAGATGCCAAGCAGCTCAGGGAAGTTGCAGAGGCAAATGCAAAAAATGCTATCATCGAATCCGTCACACCTAAGATCAGAGAGTTCATCGAGAACCAGCTCATTGGTCGCATCAATGAGTCAGAAGATGATCATGACGAAGATGACGATGACGACACCATAGAGCTTGATGAGTCTGCTCTCCTTGAGCTAGTTAAGATGATGGGTGTCGATGGAATCAACGAGTCACTGCAGGATAGAGCTTCTAGCGGTGCAGTTTTAACAGCATTGAGAGGTGCTACCGCTTCAATGACCGGTGATCAGAGGCGCAAGCTCCTAGGAATAGCATCAAAAGCAAAACTTGCTGCGGCCAGTATTCATGGTGGCAGCATAGATATTGCAAGACAGATTAAGGAGAATAATATGTCATCTAGAAATTCCAACCTCCTTTTCGAGGTTGATCTGAACGAGCTCTCAAAAGAGCGCGCGAAGGGAAAGAAGCACGATATGGAAGAGGAGGACATGATTGTCTCTCCCAAGGGCGGAGCTGTTAAGCCTGCTCCCGCTGGAAAGGGCAAGCCTCCCGGCACGAAAGTTGCCCCTAAGTCAGCCAAGAAGATGGCCGAGGGTGAGTACGAGAATTACGCGTACGAGGGCTCTCTCGACGACATGGATCATGACCACATGATGGAGGAAGAGGACCCCGAGGAGGAAGGCTACCACCACATGATGGAGGAAGAGGACCCCGAGGACATTCAGGACGATCTGGTGTACGAGGATGACGATGTCCTCGATGATCCATATGCTGGCATGTCACTCGCAGAGTCCCGCATCGCTCGTCGTAGAGCTCTTAGGGAGTCTAGGGTTGAGCTTGATCTCGGAGACGTAGAGCTTGATCCCGATCTCGTCATCTCAGCCAGGGTCCTCGCAGATGAGGAGCCCGAGGGCGAGACTGAGGAGGGTGAGCCCGCCGCTGACGATGACATATTCGGCGCCGGTGAGGAGTCAGACATTTTCGGTGATGAGGAGAGTCCTGCTCCCGCCGCCAAGGCCAAGGAGGTTCCCGTTGCTCCCAAGGGCAAGGAGAAGCTCGACGAGGTCTACGAGATCGACGAGAACATGCTCCGTCGTGAGCTCTTCCGTCTCCGCAACATCAATGAGTCGAAGAATGCTGCGTCCTCAATGGCGAAGCACTTCGGCGGCGGCGAAGTTGTTGGAGAGGTGGAAAAAGTTACAATGAATAAGTACGCTGCCGCCAAGCAGGAGGTAGCAAAGAAGAGCCGCGAGAATCGCGCTCTGAAGGGCAAGCTGCATGAATACAGGAGTGCAGTCGAAACACTCCGTGAGCAGCTGACTGACCTTAACCTGTTCAACGCAAAGCTTCTCTATGTGAACAAGCTTCTGCAGAACAAGGATCTATCAACAACACAGCGTCGCTCGATAATCGAGGCACTAGACTCAGCCGGCACACTTAGAGAGGTCAAGCTTCTCTACAAGAG